TGGTAATTCAAGCCCCAAATTTTTTCTAGCGATAGAAACTTTATTAGGGGTCAATCCCAAGAAAGGTATGTTTAATGGCTAGTCTTGATGATTGCGCAAAGCACTTGGCAATTGATAAATCTGTGCTTTCAAGGCTGGTTAAGCATGACGTTATTGATAAGCAAGACCGTGGTAAATACGATGTTGATGCGGTGCGGTTGCAGTATCTTAAGCACATTCGCAACATTGCTGGGAACAATAATAATAATCTTGAACTTGGCGCAGAAAGAGCAAGATTGGCAAAAGAGCAAGCTGATGCTAAGGAAATGGAAAATGCTGTAGAGCGTGGCGATTTGGTTTACATTGAGCATATTGTGAAACAGTTTGAAAGTCAGCTTGGTAAGTGTAAGACGAAATTATTGGCAGTTCCTACTAAGGTTGCTGCTGAAGCACACGCGGCTGCATCTGTAAAAGAGGTGCAAGAGATAATAGAAAGCTCAGTATTAGAGGCTCTAAGTGAATTGGTCGGATACGATAAAGAAGCGACAAGCAGAGAAGTTGAAGCGGCGGCTTGAGGCTACGTTACGGACTGTAATGGCTCCCCCGCCTAAGCTTACTATTTCCGAATGGGCCGATAATTACAGACAGCTATCCTCTGAGAGTTCTGCTGAAGCTGGTAAGTGGTCAACGCGCAGGGCAGAATATCAGCGTGGCATGATGGATGCTGTGAGTGATCCTAATGTTGAAACTGTTGTTCTTATGACTGCCGCACAAATTGGCAAGACTGAATTGATTAACAATGTTGTCGGGTTCCATATACATCAAGACCCCGCGCCTATGCTTGTAGTGCAGCCAACTCTGGAAATGGCGCAGACGTGGAGTAAGGACAGACTTGCTCCCGCTATTAGAGATACACCAGTTTTATCGGCTAAGATAGCTAACCCCAGAAGTAGGGATAGCGGGAATACCACTTTGCACAAGGTATTTGCGGGTGGTCACGTTACTGCTTGCGGTGCGAATAGCCCTTCTTCTTTAGCATCTAGGCCATGTCGAATTATTCTTTGTGATGAGGTGGATAGGTATCCAATCAGTGCGGGATCAGAAGGTGATCCTGTTGCATTGGCTAGAAAGAGATCAGCTACTTTCTGGAACCGAAAGATTATTATGGTAAGTACACCAACTGAAAAAGGTGCTTCCAGAATAGAACGTGCATATGAATATAGCGATCAGCGCAAGTATTTTGTGCCTTGTCCTGATTGCGGTGAACATCAAGATTTAAAATGGTCAAATGTTCAATGGACAGATGGCAAAGCCTCAACAGCAGAATATTGCTGTGAGCATTGCGGTAGTTTGTGGGGCGATGCAAAGCGGTTTCAAGCGATTAGATACGGCGAATGGAGAGCCACGGCTGAAGGTGATGGAAAAACAGCAGGGTTTCATCTTTCAGCATTATATTCGCCTTGGACGCCTTTGGAAGATATTGTAACTGATTTTCTTCAATCAAAGCGTGATCCAATGCGATTAAAGGCTTGGGTAAATACTACTCTTGGCGAATGCTATGAGGAAGAGGGCGAGCGCATAGATGAATATGATCTATTTCAGCGCAAAGAATATTATGAAGATAATGTTCCAGAAGGCGTTTTAGTGTTGTGCGCTGGTGTTGACGTACAGGATGACCGCGTTGCTTATGAAATACTTGGTGTTGGCAGGGGTGAAGAAACTTGGTCGATTGCGTATGATGAGATATATGGCGATCCATCAAGTGCGGAGCTTTGGTCTTTGCTTGATGAGGTATTATGTCAAACCTTTGTGCATCCTAAGCGTGGTGAAATGATGGTTCGGGCAAGCTGTATTGATAGCGGTGGCCACTATACGCAGCAGGTTTACAATTATGTTAGGCAGCGTACAGGTAGACGAATTTTTGCTATTAAGGGTGTCGGTGGTGAGGGTAAGCCAATTATAGGCAAGCCATCAAAGAACAATATTGGTAAGATAAATCTATTTCCTGTTGGTACAGATACAGCCAAGGAATTAATCTTTGCTAGATTGAAAATTACTGAAGAAGGTGCGGGGTATTGTCACTTCCCAATAGAGCGCAGCGAGGACTATTTCCGTATGCTTACGTCTGAAAAAAAGGTTACAAGATACTTTAAGGGGCGACCAAGGCGTGAGTGGGTTAAGGTGAGGCAGCGCAACGAAGCCTTGGACTGTAGGGTTTATGCGTTAGCTGCGCTTCAATTGATGGGGCTAAATCTTGATAATCTTGCTAATCAGTCACGAAATATGGTACAATCCAAAAAAATGCAGCCAAAACGTAGCCTTTCTATGCCAAGGCGTAATTCGTTTGTTCATGGGTATAAATAAATATGGCTAATCTTTTTGACGCTGCGAATGCCCCAGAGGGCGAACCAACGGAAATAGTAGTTGGCGATTTTATACAATGGAAAAAAGAGAATATAGCCTCTGATTATCCCCCTGCTACACATTCTGCTGAATATGTCGCACGAATAACTGGCGGCGGCTCAAATGAGATAAAGCTACCCGCGACAGAGGTGAGCGGATATTATCTTTTTACAGTAGATAGCACAACTTCAGCCGATTTTTCTGCTGGCAGGTATCACTGGCAACTGGAAATTACTGAAACATCATCTGGCAATAGGCTTGTTATTGAGCGTGGCGAATTTACAGCAATTGTTGATTTAGACGTAAATCAGTCTGATCCGCGCATTCATGCGGAAAAGATGGTGCCACTGCTTGAGACAATACTAGAAGCCAAGGCTGCTGGTGGTGATGTGTCGTCTTATAGTATCGGCGGCAGATCAGCCAGCAAAATGACATTTGAGGAATTGTTTGAGATAAGAGATAGGTACAAGGCTGAATTGCACCAGCATCGCCAAAATGAGCTTATTAAGCGTGGCAAGGCAACGTCAAACACAGTTAAGGTGAGGTTTATTTGATGGGGATTTTAGACATATTCACCCGACAGAAGAAACAACCCCGCCAACGTAATTATGCTGCTGCTGCTAAAGGGCGGCTTTTTGCGGATTTTATAGGATCAAATAGAAGCGCAGACAGTGAAATACGCTGGGCGCTACGTGATATTCGCAATCGCAGCAGAGATTTAGAGCGCAATAACGAGTATTTTCGGCGTTATTTGCAGCTTTTACGTACAAATGTAGTGGGCGAAGGTGGGTATAACCTGCAAGTCAAGGCGCGTAATCCTGATAATAGCATGGATCGCGGCGGCGCAAATATCGTTGAGGGCGCTTGGAAGGAGTTCTCGCGCATTGGTGGGCCTACGGTAGATGGTCGCATGTCAATGATTGATTTGTGCAATCATATCATTACTGGCATGGCGCGTGATGGCGAAGTATTTTTGCAGGTCGTAAAAGGATCGTATCTGCGTCACGGTATAGCTTTGCAGATTATAGAGCCAGATCGGGTTGATGAAGAAAAGAATGAACTTGCGGCAAATGGCAACCAAATCCGCATGGGTGTTGAGTTAGACAAGAGGACAAAGCGTCCCGTGGCGTACCATGTGTTGACGTATCACAAAGGTGATTACGACTATATGTTGCCAGCGAATGAGCGAAAATATGAGATTATCCCTGCTGATGAGATGATGCACATATATCGCGTGGAAAGGGCGGGTCAAACCCGTGGTGTTCCTTGGTCTGCTGCTGCTATATCGTCATTAAAGATGCTTCATGGTTATCGTGAGGCAGAACTTGTAGCTGCTAGAACGGCTGCTGCAAAAATGGGTTTCTTCACTTCGCCAGCAGGGGATGGCTTTACGGCTGATGGCTTTGACGATCCAGATAATACCGTGCCAATCTTTGATGCAGAGGCTGGTTCATTCCATCAATTGCCAGCGGGAGTAACCTTTCAAGCCTTTGATCCTACCCACCCAACATCTGCGTTTGCTGACTTTGAGAAGGCAATATTGCGAGGTATCGCTGGTGGTTTGGGTGTTAGTTACACCTCTTTGGCAAACGATCTTGAGGGTACGAGCTATTCATCAATTCGCCAAGGCGCACTGGAAGAGCGTGATTTTTATAAGACTTTACATAGATTTATGATAGATCACTTCCTTGATCCTCTTTACCGCATGTGGCTTGAGCATGTTATAAACTTTAACTTTATCCCGATTTCTGGGCCACAGAAATTTGCTAAGTTCAGCATGGACGTTTCTTGG